TTAAAGTTAATAAAATGAGTTTAAAACAAAATTTAAATCAGTTAACTAAAAGAATAAATTATAACAAGCATGCTCAGGAAATGGTTTGGATCCCTAAGCAACCCAAACCTAGTGCTCCTCCTGAGGCTGCTGTTATGGCCATTGATCCCAACCCCTCTCCTCCAGTCATGCAACTGGTTCATGAGAGGCTGCCTGTGGACGAGTTTCAATTAATACATAATAGATTACCAAGAGAGGATTTCCAGCTCGTTCACTCGAAATTGGAAAGGGTGAAGGAACTCCCCCGTCGAAAAAGAAGTGGTATTGTGAGACCCATTGACGGAATTAGGTACCAAGCCAGGAAAATCGTATATGGAGAAAATAATGCAAGGCCTGGTACGTTCAAGGACCAATATTTGCAAATGAAAATCCCTATGGACTTGGACGAGAAAGAGGTCAAAGAGTACGTCAAAATGTTTAAATTTAATCCTATTATGCGTACAGGAGAACCTCATGATCATGCTTTCAGTGCAGCAGTTAGATGGACAGCACAGGCATTGATGGAGAAAAATATTCAATTATATTTATCTAACCATAATGTGCCTGTGAGCTATTGTGATGTGTATGGTTCTGCACGTCAGCCTGATCCTAGAAAATGGAGTTGTATGCCTTTGATAACACCGGGCGATGTATTGAGGTCACGACCAGAAAGGTGTTGTGATTGTTTACCTGAACATTGTTCACACCTAAGAGCTCATTCAGTTTCTTTTTCTGTTGACTCTTTATATTATATGAACCCTCAGCAAATTTCTAATATTTGCGCTTTGACGAGAGTCAAACAACACCATGTTTTGTTTCATAGAATGATATCTAGAGTTGGTGTTGTTAATAATGGTGAGTATAGGTGGAACACCTTCAGTCGAGACGGGAAATTATTTAACCATGTGACAATAGGAACTAAAGATTCTGCCAACATTTACCAATCACCTGTAATGGATTGGCTAAATCAACGATGTTGGAAAACTAGTCATGGTTATTTATATTATGTTTTTAAAAAGAATTATGGACCCATGGAATATGGTGTATTTATGTTAATGGATCGCCCATTGATTGACAATCCAGTGCACGTCAACCAGGATCAAATTAAGGTTATATCCTGGCATTTAGACACACCTTTAAAGAATAGTACCCTGTTGGAGAAAATGAAAGATTTATTGAAGTTTTCAATTGGGACCCTAACAGGAATTGTGTCTAGATATAGATTGGTTGAATATGACGTGCCATTAGCTTTGTATTCGGAACTGGTTCAACATGCTTTATTCCAGCCAGTGGATAAGAGAG